AAGGGTCATGATCCTATCGCCTTCTTTGAATTCAAAAGCGAAATGGTTGTAGTTAGCTTTCACCACATTTTCAACAGAGAGGACTTCAGGGGCATGGTTGATCGGTATTTGATCGTTAAGGCTTATGGTTATTACCCATGCAAAGCGAATTGGACTTTAAAGATGAATTTTGATAGAAAGATACAACTGGTTCAGCTGGCAAAGACAAAACCTAGATACAAATAATCATGGAAGAAGAACTATTTATAGGAAGTACAGATTACGAAACCATCAAAAATATTAATATGGAAACAACAGAATTAATTATTAAAGAAGAAAGTGGCCCTTATACGTGCCCTGTCTGTAATGGCAACGGGCTTGTACCGAATGGGTTTTATACTCAAACATCCGGTCAATGGGGAAGCACTGATGCAACACCAGAAAAATGCAGATCATGTAATGGCACTGGAATAGTTTGGAAACCATCCTGCGGTTGCAGGAGTTAATAAGAGAATATTATGAAAACACCACAAGAAAGATTCCATAAAACAACTGAACTTTTAGCTAAGTTTAAGAATGGAGAAAATCTTTATAAACGTAATGCAATGTTTAACCGTTCAATTCAAATGATGGTTGAAGGCATGAATGAATATGAAGTTCTGGAACAAGTTATTATTGAATGTGAGAGATTACAACATCAATTTGAAGATTATATGAATAGAGATACTCGTCCGATTACCCTTAAAGATACATTTCACTAAAGATAAAAGCTAAATAGAGATGGAAAAGAAAGATATTATTAAAGTGCTGAAAAAACACTCAAAGTTTGTAAGTGATAATAAGTATTACTATGCAGGCGATGAAGAGTTTGAATCTATTGCTGATGAACTTAAAGAGAAGTGCTATCCTGAGAAGTTTGTGGAGTGGATAAAGGATGCAAATGAAGTTGAGATTATTGAACAAAATAGATATAATGTAACGATTAATAAACTATTCACCTACTGGAAAGAGAGAGTAAATAACTAAATAACTATGACAATGGAAGAAAATTATAAATTACTTGTTCAATTAATAAAAAAACTAGATTGGGAAATTGCTATTCCTAATGGTGGAGGTGATAAAGATGATGGTAAAGTTCATGGCTTGGTTATAGGTGAACAGTCTTACGTTGATTATATTTTAAAACATTTAGACTAAAACAAATGATATGAAAGACTACAAAGCAAAAAGCGAAAAACAGGCAGAGTTGATTGAGCTTTATAAAAAAGAACTTGATAGAACAGCAGTATATCTCCATGTTCATAATATGTCATGTGGTACAGGTATTGCTCAAGAAAGTGTAAATTTAAGAGCCGAACTCGCTCAGATAGACAAAGAGATAGAAGCTGAATTACTAACTGATGATATGAAAGAGAAAGACACGCTTTACGATCAGGCAATGGCCCTTCTGGAGGGGTGCAATGATATCCTTAAGGATAATCCTGCCCTGCCAACGATAAACACCAAACTGGCAGGTGTGGTAAAGGATCTGAACGATATAAGGATCAAAACACTAACAGGCATTAAGCCGGAAGATGTGAAATGACTGAACCTAATATAAAATACAGTATTGAGTTATTGCAGAAGCATGAAAAAACTGCATTAAAGATGAATCCAGATGGTTATTATTTGACCTTGATGATTTATGGAAAAGTGTATATGAAGAGAATAGAATAAAGAAGGGATTTTATATAGCTGAATTAATGGCAAACGAAGCAGTAATAACTTTTACGTTATGAATAAAATGAAAGAATATCATGTTATGTTTAATAGTTCAAATAAAACATTTTACTCAATAATGTTATGGTTTGAAAGTTTTAATGCAGTTGAAAACTGGCTTAAATCAATTAATGCAATTTACTGGGAGATTTCAATATGAATAAAATGAGCGACTTTACAACTATTGGAGCTTCTGCGCACGCAACAGAGGATAGACAGGAGAATGATTTTTATGCAACAGACCCAAAAGCAAGCACATTAAATTTATCAGACTTTTTAAGGATGTAATTCCTTTCAAATCACTTAACATAATACTTGAAGCTTTTAATTGTTATTGTAATGATAATATTGATAGGGTAGAGTATTTAATGGGTAAAATAAAAGCTGACCAAAACCCAAACCCAAGAAAGCCATGAGAGATAATAAAATCAAGAAGAAATGAAAATAATAGCAGCAATAGTAATAGCACTCACACTCATAGTTCTATGGGAAGTAGTCGAGTGGATAGTAAGGAAACTGAGATAAATTTGTTTTATTCAAATATTTTACTATCTTTGTAAATTATGGCAGCTCCGAAAGGTAATAAATATGCTTTAGGTAACTCTGGGAAACCTCCCATGTATGGTTCACCCGAATCACTAGCTGCTAAAATCAACGAATATTTTGAGGAATGTAATACCAATAAAGAGAAGGTAACTATAACAGGGTTAGCTCTTTACGCTGGTTTCTGTACCCGTAAGTCATTAGATGACTATGAAGATAGAGGTGATGTGTATTTATACATTATAAAAAGAGCCAAGCTAGCAGTAGAACATTCTTATGAGATAAATGGCAATACAATAGACATATTCGCTTTAAAGAATATGGGATGGAAAGACAATCAGGGTATTGAATTTCCTGATGGTACACCAGTGATAAACTTAGTAAAGGGCAAGAATGGAAGCGGAAGTTGATGTAGGTTACGGTAATGTATTTGAAAAGACACTGGATGCTTACGAATCAGGTAAGGAGGTAATAATACATCGGGGGGGTACAGGATCAGGTAAGACTGAAGATATAATCATATTCCTTTTGTTTGTGATATGCTTAACTATCCCTGATCTGATCATAACGATTGTATCTGAATCCCGGCCCCATCTTGAGATAGGGACAATACGGATACTTAAAAAATATTTACATAAGTCCGGGATATGGTCTGATGATAATTACAATGGGTCCGCTAGTCGATATACTGCACTCAACGGATCAATCATTGAGTTCTTTTCTGCTGATCGTATTGGCAAGGCGCTCGGTGCAAGACGTGACTGGCTTTTTGGGAATGAGCTTAACAGCTTGAAAGAGGAGATATGGGATGAGCTGGCTCGCAGGAGCGAATATGTGATAGCTGACTTTAACCCGACAGCTGAATTTTGGCTTGAGGAGTGGTTAAAGAATTATTCCAATACAGTCGTTATAAGGAGCAATTATCTCGATAATCCATTTCTTCCGGATTATGAAAAGGAACGGATCATGAAGAGGGCTTCCAGGGATAAGAACTTTAAGCGTGTTCATATTGATTGTGAATATGGTATATCAGAGGGAGTTGTATTTCCAAATTGGAAGACAGGGAAGTTCAATGATGAATTACAGCTAAAGTGTTACGGTCAGGATTTTGGGTTTTCAAATGACCCGACTACGTTGATACATATAGCTGTTGATAAAAAAAATATGCTGCTCTATCTGGATGAGTGCTTTGCATTAACAGGACTTTCTACGGCAAAAATAGCAAAACTTAACAAGTCTCATGCAGGGAGTGATCTGATTATCGGTGATAGTGCTGAAGCGAGGCTTATAGATGAATTAAAAGAAGATCATAAAATTAATATCATCGGTGCGGAGAAAGGTCCGGGAAGCATAACAGCCGGCATAACATCCATGCAGGATTATACTCTCATAGTCACTGAAAAATCAATCAACCTGATAAAGGAACTAAGGAACTTTACTTATTTGGATAAGGGTAGTAAGATTTATATTGATGACTGGAACCACTGCATAGATGCTGGCAGATATGCCTACTCGTTCTTAACAAAGAATAAAATAAATACAAATATATGGTGCTGATACAAACAAAAATATGTCGTAAATGTGGAATTGAAAAATCATTTGATGAATTTCATTTCAGAAAAGATAATAATAAATATCGTAATGAATGTAAATTATGTCATAATGAAAAATGGAAAATGTATAAAATAGAAAATCGAGAGAAAGTAAATAAGGGAAAAAAGTTATATCAAGAATCTCATAAAGAAGAAATTAAATTAAAGAATAAAAAATATGCTCAAGAGAATAAAAATTCTATTCGAGAATATAAACGAAAATGGGCAAGGAATAAATCACAAATGGACCCAGTTTATAAATTAAATTCTTCTATGAGAAGGAATATTAATCATTCATTGGAAGGCAAGAAAAATGGTCGGCATTGGGAAGAATTAGTCAATTATACTTATCAGGATTTAAAACAACATCTTGAAAAACAATTCAGCGATGGGATGAGCTGGGAAAATTATGGCAGGAATGGTTGGGAAATTGATCATCGGATACCACTTTCTATTTTTAATATTAATGGAGTAAAAAGTAAGGGATTTAAAAAAGCATGGTCATTGGAAAACTTACAGCCGCTGTGGAAAAGCGATAATGCAAGTAAACGAGATAAATTATTTGTAGCATGAAAATTGATCTGTTTGGCAATAAAAAATATCGTGAGACTATCGATCAACAAAAGGCGATGTTAGTAGAGGTTGAGACACGTATAACACAGCAAAATGAATTGTATCATGCCTTGTACGAGATGTTGTCAACAAATATGCCACTGTCCCGGGATTCTAAAATGAAGGATTATGTCAGGGAAGGTTATGAAGGCAATCCTGATGTATTCTCAATAGTTATTAAGTTATCCGGCATG